TTTATTGCCGATTTCAAGCGGGGCAACACAGGGACGACCGTGTTGTCGTCACCTTTGCCAATGAAGAGCTCGAACTTGGAAAAATCGAATGTGCATACTGAGGTACCGGTGGACATCAAGAAGTTGAACAGCGCAGTGCCAGGCTCGCCGGAGAATAATCTCTCGATGACCTCGAACAGGAGGCCGAGCATTGTCAGACCCTTGCAGAAACGCTTGGCGCGAGTCATGAGATAGAGCGTGACGATGGTATCATCGAAGCCAAGGAATGCGAGAACCTTACCGATAAAGAACCTGTGGACGTTGATGTGCGACGAATCCTGTTGTGACAAGTCAATCGACATGCACTCCTTAGCCTTGTGTTGACCTGTGGCACGAACGGCGTCATCAAGCTGCGTGCCCGAATAACCGGAGTCGTATATCACGCCGCCCTTCAGCATGCTCTGCATGATCTTAGTTGCTTGGACGATCAGAGGGCAGATCGTGGCGTTAAGCAACTTGTTCGTGGCGAGGATACCTTGACCGCACTCAGCGCAAAACCCAAAGGTCTTGAACTTGGGCTTACATTGGCACTTCAGGAAATATTCATTTTGCAAGGGGCGACCTGAGTCGATGAACGGGAGTTCCTCGGCAACCTGAGCTATACGAAGTGCTTTTGCGTTTCCGAACCAGTGCGAGAACATTGAGGCGACGGACGGAACCTTGACGACAGCATCAGGCCTGATGAATGCGCTGACCCAACGATCAAACATGATGTCGGCAAGCATGAAGGCTCGCTTGTTGGGGATGGCAACGTTTTGTGGCTTAGTGTACCTGTCGAAAACTGCCAAGACGGATGCAAGGACCTCCGTGTTTGAGAACGGATAACCGATATGACTGTAGAGTGTGGGCTCATGCAGGTCAAGCGACTGAATCCATTCCGGAACACGGATCCGGACTGCGGGATCAGGCTTCCGGAACCTAATCATGGTCTTGTCACGGGTTAGATTAGCGGGTTGCGGCGGCTCCGGATGCAAGGCGTACAATGCTTCCACAAGACCGGGGGTGATTATGCCAAGACACGGAGTGTCGTTAGCATCTTCGTCGTCCTCTTCCACGACGATCGGGAGGCCAGCATAAGACATGTGCGTGGCGATGATCTCCTTGTCGGCATTGAAATTCTCGGGGATGTCGGCCTCGGCGTGGTCGAGATCGTCCATAGAAGTGAATGCGTGAGAGACCGGATCGTTGCGGGAGCCGAAGACGGTAACACCGCGGCGGACGATTTGATTCGGTCGAAGGCCGAGGCGAACGAGAGCCTGAACGAGAGGAGCCTGGTTACGGGTGCCGGCAGGAACGGTGATCGTGACGGTCTGACGTGCGCGGGTAAGAGCAAGAGCAAACGCATACGGATTTTGCGCGAATGCAGCCTCATCATTCGGGAAACAATGGATGTAGACGTTGTCCGAATCGGTGCCTTGCGAGGCGTCGATGGTCGTGGTGCCGTTGAAAATGTTGGTATTTGCGCGGTGGAAGGTGAGGTGGAGACCAGGGCGTTGCGCATTAGCGACCTGGATGTTG